CAGACGTACAGGAACTGTTGAGATGGTAGATGCAGGTGTGTCGATGGGTAATATTATGTCTGTAACAGGTCATGCTAACCCACAAAGTGTAAAACCATACATGAAAAACACATACACAAGTGCAAATTTAGCATTAACACAAAGAAAAAACTTGACAGACGTTTAAAATTATGATATTTACATATTATCATTACATAGAGGAACATAGAAAGTGTTAGATTACATATATAGTTTAAATATCACTGTAGGTGATACACGTAGAGTAGATTGTCCTATCTGTAAAGGTTATAAAACATTTACAGTAACAAATAATATGGGTTCTCTATTGTGGAATTGTTACAAAGCATCTTGTAATGTTAGTGGCAAGAAACGTGTACACTTATCTGTAGAGGATATACAAACTACGTTTAGTAAAAATGTAGAATCAAACAAAGAAAATGATTTTATGTTACCTGAATATGTAGTTGATAGAAAGAACACACCTGATATTATATCATGGTGTGCCAAGTGGTCAATTAATGCAGATGATTTAGATTTGCATTATGATGTAAAAGAACATCGAGTTGTCTTTCCTGTATACAAAGACAATATAATTGTAGATGCGATTGGTAGATCACTTGGCAAAAGATTACCCAAGTGGAAGAAATATGGCAATAGTGGGTTGCCTTTTTCTTTTGGTTGTGGTAAGGTGGCAGTAGTAGTAGAAGATTGTGTAAGTGCTGCAGTTGTAGGAAGTGATGTATTTGTTGGGGTAGCTGTGTTGGGTACATCCCTTTCTGAAATACACAAGAAGTATATTGCACAATTTTCTACTGCCATCATAGCATTAGACCCTGACGCATTACCCAAAACACTGTCTTTTGCAAAAGAACTAAGAGGACACGTAAAAGATGTACGTGTTCTTAAATTACATGACGATCTAAAATATAGGAGTAAAATAGATTTAGATAATTTAAATAACCTAACCCCAAAGGAGAAACAGACATGGAACTTTCATTAGTAAGAAGTCTTATGGACAGAGCATTTTACGAAGATCATCGTGGTGCTAGATGTCCTGACAGATTATTTAGTAAAGACACAAGAAAGATAAAACAAACTATTGATAAGGCTATGGACAGATACGAAAGGTCTGTACTACCTGATGAAATAGAAGCATTGTTTATGTCTGACAATCCTGCATTAACAACAGCACAGAGACAAGCATACTCAAGTCTGTTTAGACAGATTAAGAATGAGAAACCTCTTGGCAAAGATATAGCACAGGAAGTGTTATCAAAGTTGTTTCAGCAGGTTGTTGGAGAAGACATTGCTAACTTAGGATTTGATTACGTAAATGGCACACAGACAAGTCTTGAGCCACTACGATTATTACTAGAGCAGTACAACGATGACTTTACACCTGATCTAAATGTAGAGTGGGATGACATTGACATTGAGACACTGTTAGCAAAGAATGCACTAGAAGCAAGATGGCATTTCAATATACCTGCATTAACAAGACAGATAAGTGGAGTTAATGAAGGACATTTAATTGAGGTAGGTGCTAGACCTAATACAGGTAAGACATCTTTTCATGCTAGTATGATTGCTGCACCTGATGGTTTTGCACATCAAGGTGCTGATTGTATAGTCCTGTGTAATGAAGAAGGTAGTCACAGAGTTGGTGCTAGATACCTAACTGCTGCTACAGGTATGACAATGCGAGAGATAAAAGACAATCCTACAAAGGCTCGTGATCTGTATGAGCCTATTAAAAATAGAATAAAGATTAAAGATGCTACAGGTCGTGATATGGCTTGGGTAGAATCTGTTTGTAAGTCTTATAAACCTGATGTAGTATTACTAGACATGGGTGATAAGTTTGCAAGAACAAGTGGCTTTGCAAGAGCAGATGAAGCACTAAAAGCAAATGCTATACATGCTAGACAGATTGCAAAGCAACACAAATGTGCCATGTTTTATATGTCACAATTATCTGCAGATGCAGAAGGTAAAGTTCTACTAAACCAAAGTATGATGGAAGGTAGTAGGACAGGTAAGGCAGCAGAAGCTGACCTAATGATATTGATTGCCAAGAACCCACCAAAGCAAGATGATGGTGAAGGTGAAGATTTAGAAAGGCATTTAAATATTGTTAAAAATAAGTTAACAGGATGGCATGGTATGGTCAACTGTCAGCTTAATTATCAAATAGGGAGATATGAAGCATGATTGAAGTAGATATAACAGACGATATGTTAATTAAAGCTAGGGCTAAATCAGTTGAGATGGGTAAGCTACATAATTCTATACTACGTGGCAGAGGTAATATGTCAGGTTTTATAGGAGAACAGATAGGCTTACATGTTTTAGGTGGTAAGTGGGATAATACATTTGATTATGATTTAATTGTAGATGATAAAAAAGTAGATGTTAAAACAAAACAAACTTCTGTAAAACCTCTACCACACTACGAGTGTAGCATAGCTAAATTAAATACAAATCAAAAGTGTGATGCTTATGCTTTTGTTAGAATATTAAATGATTTTTCTAAAGGTTGGTTCTTAGGTGTCTTGACAAAAGATGATTATTATGATAAAGCTACATTTTTAAGAAAGGGAGATGTAGACCCTTCAAATAATTATACAGTTAAGGCAGACTGCTATAATGTTAGAATAGATGAGTTAGGTAAAACAATATGAAACTAATACTTGATGTAGAAAATACAGTAACAAAACGAGATGACAAAATGCATCTTGATCCATTTGAAAAAGACAATCAATTGATTATGGTTGGTTGTATTACAGAAGATGGTAAGGAGCATTTGTTTCATCACGAGACAGGCTTTGATGGTTTGCAAGAGTTACTAGATAGCACTACTATCCTAGTTGGTCACAACATATCTTATGATCTCATGTGGCTTTGGGAATGTGGTTTTAAGTATGATGGTGATGTCTTTGACACTATGCTTGTTGAGTATGTTATGTTACGTGGACAGAAGAAGCCACTGTCTTTAGAAGCATGTGCTGCAAGATATAATCTCAACACACAGAAGAAAGATACACTAAAAGAATACTTTAAGAAAGGTTTAGGTGTAGATGATATTCCAAAAGAAGAGTTATCAGAGTATCTGTCTGCAGACTTAAATGCTACAAAGGAGTTATCAGATGAATTATATAAACAACTTGATAGTGATGAACATAGTGGTCTTGTTAATACTGTTGCTCATACCAATCGTGTTGCCCTTACTCTTGCTAATATATATAAGCGTGGGTTTAATGTCGATACAGAGTCTCTTAAACAAGTACAGTCAGAGTTTGAAAAAGAAAAGATTGATGTCGAGAAGAGACTTTCTTCTCAAGTCAAAAGACTTATGGGAGATACACAGATAAATCTTAACAGTCCTGAACAAATGTCTTGGGTTATCTATAGTCGTAGACCTAAAGAGAAAGCTACGTGGCTAAATAACTTTACACCTTACATGAGTAAGACAGACTTACAAGAGAAGATACAAGACAACAGTGAGATTGTTTACAAGACTGTAGCAAAAAAGTGTATGAAATGTTATGGTTCAGGTTTTATAAAGAAGATAAAGAAAGATGGTACACCATATAAGAATGATACTAAGTGTCCTAGCTGTGATGGTTCAGGATATTTGTTTACCCCTACTAATAAGGTAGCAGGGTTAAAATTTAAAGCACCTTCAGCAAAGTGGGTAAGTGCAAATGGATTTAGTGTTAATAAAAATATGCTAGGTATATTACAGAGAGTTGCAAAAAGAAATAAATCTGATGAAGCATATAACTTTCTAAATGATTTACAAAGACTATCTGCACTTGATACATACCTATCATCTTTTGTTGAGGGTATTAATACTTACATTAAAGATGATGGAAAACTACATGTTAGATTATTACAGCACAGAACAGCTACAGGCAGATTTAGTGGAGCAGAGCCTAACATGCAGAATATGCCTAGAGGTGGTACATTTCCTGTAAAGAAAGTATTTATATCTAGATGGGAAGGTGGTCTAATACTTGAAGCAGACTTTGCACAGTTAGAGTTTAGAACTGCTGCATATTTGTCACAAGATGAAACAGCAATGAAGGAGATTGAAAATGGTTTTGACGTACATAGTTACACTCAAGAAGTTATTTCTAATGCTGGTCAAAAGATTAGTAGGCAAGAAGCGAAAGCACATACCTTCGCACCACTCTTCGGTGCAACAGGGTTTGGAAGATCACCTGCAGAAGCAACCTACTACGAGCAGTTTACAAAAAAGTACAAAGGAATCGCACTATGGCATTCCAGATTGGCTAAAGAAGCTGTAACACATTTTAAGATAAAGACACCTTCAGGTAGAGAGTTTGCATTTCCTGATGTATCTAGAAGAACAAATGGTGGTGTAACACACTTTACACAGATTAAAAATTATCCTGTGCAATCTTTTGCTACTGCAGATATAGTTCCATTAATATTGATGGACATAGATAGAAGATTAAATGGATACAAGTCTTGTGTAGTAAATACTGTACATGATTCTATTGTAATTGATGTACACCCTGATGAAGTAGAAGTAGTAAAGAGTATAATAAAATATACTAACAATGATATGACAAGCACTATTAATAAACATTTTAATATAGATTTAAATGTTCCATTATTATTAGAAGCAAAAATAGGTAAGAATTGGCTTGACATGCAAGACGTAATGTGATATAACGTCTAGACTAAACTAAAAAGGAGACACTATGAGTGATTTAGTAACTATAAATACAGACAATTATGCAGTCATGGCAAAGGCTATGGGCATAGCAGGTGCTACTGTAGGCACAAAGACATCTAATAATCTAAATAGATTAAGAATATGGCATTCACCTATTATGGGTGAAGAGAAGGTTGGCAACAAACTAAAGAAAGTAGAAGTTGTAGAAGGTGGTGTGTATAGACTAGAGTTAGTAGATGATGATACATCTACATATTACTATGCAAAGACAGCCACAGTAAGACCTTTTATGCAGAGATATATGTTAAAAAGATATGAGTCTTTTAGCAATGTAAAAGAAGGAGACCCTAAAGGCACATTTCATAAAACAATTATGTCTGATAATTTAAATACAGACTTAAAAGATAATAAAGGTAATTTTAATTGTGGTAAACCTGCAGGATATATAAAAGATTTTAAAGCACTTCCTGTTCACATGCAAGACCTTATAAAACAGACCAAACGTGTACGTGTCGTTTTTGGAACAATTAAATTAGATGATCCTACAGACATGTATGGCAGAGAAGTTGTTCTTGATGAAGTACCTTTTATATGGGAAGTAGATAATAGAGAAGCCTATAAAACTATAGGTGATCAATTTAATATCTATGCCAAGAAAGAAAAGTTACCATTAAATCATTATATGGTATTAAAAGAAAGTAAAGAAAATCCAATGCAAAATGGTTCTAGTTTCTATACACCTGTTGCACATGTTGACCTATCAAAAACTATAGGTATAGGTGAAGAAGATCATAAAACATTTTCTAACTTTCTTGATTGGATTAAAAACTATAATGATGGTGTATGTACAGCGTGGGATAACATAGTTCAAGAGAGACAGAGTGAAGTATCAGAAGAAGATGCAGAAACTGTTGATAACTTTGTTGACGTAGAATTGGAAGATGATGCTAAAAAATAATCCTTTTCAAGTACATAATATTAACTATCTATCGCCTAGCAGTATGAATACCTACATAAGCGATATGCCTATGTGGGTAGCTAGGTATCTGTTTGGTATTAAATCAGACAGTGGTGCAGCAGCAATTAGAGGTATTGTGCAAGAGTCTGTGTTAGCTAATAAATATGAAACAGGTGAGTTTGATTTTAATTTATTAGAGATGCAGTTTATGACTAAATGCACAGAATCTAATATTGATTTAGGAGATGTTAAAGTAGAAAAAGAAAGAAACACATTAAAAAACTTTGGTGAAATTCTTGATAAAAACTTTAAGTATAAAAACTTAGAAGACTATCAAGAAAAAGTTGAAG